CTACTACAAGGCGGCTAATGGCACGATTGCAGTCTTTGCGGCAGCCACAGATACTTTTGGCACGGTTAATGCTAATACTACTTTAGTTGTTGCGGATTCACCTAGCGATATTCTCACTTTTGCTCCTGGTAACAATATCAGCATTGTTGGTGATGCAGTCAATGATAAGATTACTGTAGGTCTAAAAGATGATGTAGCAATTCCAGGTCTTCTTTCAATAACCGCAGCTAGTGGTGATGAAGGTGGTGAAATAAGACTTGCAAATGCAATCACAAATTCTCTTCTTGCTGGCCCTGTAAACATTGATATCTTTAGAAATCAATTAAGATTTTTTGTATCTGGTGGAGACGCCAGAGGCGCATTTATTAATCTAGCATCTACAAGTGCTGGTGTTGGTACCGATCTTCTAGCCGCGGCATCATCTACAGATGCTACTGCTAGAGCAACAGCTAGTGCTGCATTTGACAAGGCCAATGCCGCTTTACCAAATATTTCAGGTGCATGGTTTAATGGTACGCTTACTGCAAGTCAAAATCTTGTAGCAGATAAAATAATATCATCTAACAATGGCAATAGTGAAAATTTCAAAGTTGGTGATGATGCTTGGATTGGTGATTATAATACAGCCAATTCACTAAAAATTAAAGGTCAACAAAATTCATCAATTGGTTACATTAGTTTTGGTATTGACGATGCAAAAGCACTAGGTCGTGCAGGTACAGGTCCTCTTACATATGACGGAAGCACTATTTGGCACGCTGGTAATGATGGTACGGGATCCACTTTAGATGCTGATCTTCTTGATGGTCAGCATGGATCTTATTACGGTACCGCCACTGATGTAACAGCAGCGTTTGATAAAGCTAATGCCGCAAATCTATTAGCATTCAATACTGGTGTAGGTGCTAATGCATATGCTACTTCTGTAGGTACCGCTGGCAACAGCTATACAGTCACAGTTGGTGCAGCAGCTAACGGTTGGGCCAATACAATATCCGCAGCAAGATCCACAGCATCTAATGCTTATGCTGAAACAGTCGGAACAGCAGGTAATGCTTATACCCAGTCGGTAGGTACTGGTGGTAACAACTACACAATAACTGTTGGTGCAGCGGCCAATGGATGGGCCAACACAGTCGGTGCAGATGCCAAAGGATATGCAAACTCTACTTTTGTAAAGCTAACTGCGGCAAACCAAACGATAACTGGTGATCTTGATATTGTTGGTAATCTGACACTATCTGGAAACACTGTGTTCATTGACGCAACAAGACTTCAGATTGATGATCCTCTAATTTATCTTGCTGGCAATAACTACACATCTGACATTGTAGATATTGGATTTATCGCAAACTATGTGAACGCCACTGGTTCTAATGTTCATACAGGCTTATACCGTGAACACGAAGACAAGATGTACTATCTGTTCCAAGGATATGACAAAGAACCAACAAACAATCATATAGGTGCATTGTCTAACAATATGACACTTGCCGTTCTCAATGCTGATTTGAGAACAAGTAATCTAATTCTCGGCGGTATCAATGCGATTTCTCGTATTGAATCAGCATTTGCAAAAGCTAATGCAGCACTACCAAATACATCTGGTACCACATTTGCAGGCGTACTTCGCGTCTCAGACAACGTAACAACTCAAGGACTCAACGTCACCTCTAACGTCATATCATTTGGCTCAGCAATGAGTATTTTACCTAATGGAATGATTATGATCTATGGTGATATAAATATGTTAGGGTAATAGGATAAAGAACAAATGGCTATATTAAAAGTCGCAAACATACACTTTGATGCCGCAGGCACAACAAGACTGCAAGCTAATGGTGCCAATGTATTAACTATTGTTACAGGTAATACTGAAGATGCTAGGTTTGATGCTTCTGGCAACTTGTTGATTGGACGTATTGACAGCACTGTAGGTCAAGGTGTCAAACTGGATGTTGCAGGTGCAGTTAATGCTTCTGCTATACTAGTTAATGGCTCTTCAATTTTAACTACTTCTAACTCTTATACCGTAACAGTAGGAACAGCCGGTAATACATATGCAACTTCTGTTGGTACTGCTGGTAACGCCTATGCACAGGCAGTAGGCACCGCTGGTAATGCTTATGCTCAAGCAGTAGGTACTGCTGGTAACAACTATACTATAACTGTTGGTGCTGCTGCTAATGGTTGGGCAAATACAATCTCAGCTACAAGATCAACCGCTTCTAATGCTTATGCTGAAACAATTGGCGCAGCGTCAAATACTATTGCTGTAGCAGCTTTTGCAAAAGCCAATTCTACAACATATACATCCAATCTAGTCATCTCTGTTGCCGACAACACCAATGCTGCTTTGCGTATCACTCAGACTGGTACTGGTGAAGCATTCAGAGTAGAAGATAGTGCTAATCCAGATAGTACACCATTTGTTGTTGACGCAAGCGGCCGAGTAGGAATTGGTACTACTTCTTTAGAAGAATCATTGACTGCAACTGGTGCTATTGTATCTTCTGGTGCAACAGCGGCAAACAAAACTTCGGCTGCTGCTTTTGATTATTCACCATCTGGATCATTTAATAGTGCTAGAATTTTAGCTTGGGGTCCTGTAGGCGCAGTAGCAAATATTAGTTTTTGGAGTGGTAGTGGTGGTCTCGGTGCAACAGAACGTATTCGTATTGATGATACCGGAAATCTTCTTATCGGACGAACAACATCTACAGTAGGTCTTGGTGTCAAGCTAGATGTAAATGGTGCAATCAATACAGCCGCACTTTATGTTAACGGTGCACCAATTACTGGTGGTGCAACTATTCTTGATGATACAGTAAATGCAACTCGATATGTGACATTTGTAGATTCCACATCAGGCACGATGACAAAAGCAAACGTAGATGCAGTTCTTTCATTCAATCCATCTACAGGTACACTTAGCTCAACAATATTCAACTCAACGTCAGATGAAACACTCAAGTATGATGTAAAACCAATTGAGAATGCTCTAGGTTTCATTGATGAAATGAACGGTGTAAGCTTCAAGTGGAAGAAAAATGATCAAGCATCACTTGGTGTTATCGCTCAGGACATTGAAAAAGTATTACCAGAACTTGTTGGTACAGACGGTGAAAACAAGACAGTCAACTATAATGGTATCATTGCAGTGCTGATCCAAGCAGTAAAAGAATTGAGCAAGAGAGTTGAAGAGTTAGAGAGTAAGTAAGAATGCCAATTCAGTCATTAGGCGGTTGCCTCAAAGACATATTCATTACCGAAGCTGAGATTATTGACAGATATGTTGGTAATCAGTTGTGGGGTATGGGCGATGGTGTTGACGGTAGATTAGGTAATAACAGTACAATTGATAGATCGTCTCCAGTTCAAACAATATCTGGTGGTACTAACTGGGCAGAAATTTCTGCTGGTTGTACCACTGTTGCTGCAATCAAGACTAACGGTACTTTGTGGTTGTGGGGCAGCGGCGGCAGCGGTAGGTTGGGCAATAACAGCACTGTTGATAGATCATCGCCTGTGCAAACTGTATCTGCGGGCACCAACTGGAGACAAGTCTCTGTTGGAAACTGGTCAGTCGGTGCCATCAAGACAGATGGTACTCTTTGGTTATGGGGCGCAGGCGCGAATGGTAAAATGGCTAACAACAGCGTTGTTGATAGATCATCTCCTGTTCAAACCATATCAGGCGGTACAAACTGGAAGCAAGTTTCATCAGGAGATAACTTCTTAGGTGCAATAAAGACCGATGGCACTTTGTGGATGTGGGGATGTAATACTAACGGCGAATTAGGTACCAACAATGTCGTTCACAGTTCATCTCCCGTACAGACTGTTTCAGCAGGCACAAATTGGAAACAACTTTCTCTAGGTTATACTCATTCCGGTGCAATCAAAACTGATGGCACTCTATGGATGTGGGGCATAAATGCGGCTGGTCAATTAGGCGGTAATAATGTTATTACAAGATCATCACCAGTCCAGACTGTCTCAGGTGGTACAAACTGGAAACAGCTTTCAGTCGGTTGCACCAGTACAGCAGCAATCAAGACAGATGGAACTCTATGGCTCTGGGGTGAAGAAGGTAACGGCGGCCGACTAGGTAATAACAGCACCAATGTTCCAAGATCATCACCAGTCCAGACTGTCTCAGGTGGTACAAACTGGAAACAAGTAGGCCTAGGTCGAACATCAGGCGCTGCTGTAAAAACAGACGGCACACTATGGCTCTGGGGTGATAACAGCGCAGGACAATTAGGCCTTTATACAGCCGGTACTGACCGCTCGTCACCGGTACAAGAAATAAGTGCAGGCCGTTATTGGAAAGCAGTCTGTCATGGTTCAGACCATACCATGGCCATCACATTTACAGAAGCATAATTGGAGAAAACAATGTACGTTATTACACATCATCATGACTATGACGAAGTTCTTCTAGGTCCAATCAATTGGAATCCAAGGTATATCGCATCAGTTCTTCAAAGTGATCTTGATCTAGATCAGGCGCCAACTATTCTTGCTTCAGATGAGCAGAGAGTACCTTATGACATTCTACCAAACGTTCGTGTTCGCAAAGTAAATGAAGTTTATGCCGAACTAAACGCAAAAACACAGCGTCACGAAGGTCCATTTTGGACTTATGATAATGATGAAGCAACTGCAACATGGACCGCTGTAGATAAACCAATTGATCTTGTCAAGGGCGAACTTAAAACACTTGTTGCAGCCGAACGATATATTCGAGAAAATGCAGGTATTACACTGACAGTACAGAATGTGCCTGTATGGTGTGACACATCAAGAGGTAATCGCGATATCTTCTTTCAGAAGTATGCGGTCATGGGCGAGAATGACACCGTAAATTGGAAGTTTCCAAACACATGGCTGACACTTACTAAAGCAGAACTTGGTATTATTGTAGCTTCAGGTACAGCATACATACAAGGATGCTTTGATTGGGAAGAAACAAAATCAGTTGAAATCGATGCTTGCACTACACTAGCACAACTAGACGCAATTGTAATAGAGTAAAATGTCAACCAACTATAATACTTGTTTCATAGATTCAAACGGCAGAGATGTTTCAGAAGAGTTCGTTGAGAAGTCTTATCTTCTTGATGTGTATGCCAATTTGATCGATCCTGTGAAAACACCTTCATTGTGGTTATGGGGTTCTAATGTTGATGGTGAATTAGGTAATAATACTATAGTAAATACATCATCACCAATTCAAACTATATCAGGTGGCACTAATTGGTTTCAAATTTCTTCAGGATCAGATCATTCTGTTGGAATAAAAAGTGACGGCACTCTTTGGTTGTGGGGCTCTGGTGGCGCAGGTCGTTTAGGTGATAATACTGTTTTAAGTAAATCATCACCTATTCAAACGATATCAGCAGGTACTAACTGGAGAAAAGTCTCTGCTGGATCTAGAAATACTGGAGGCATAAAAACCGATGGTACTTTATGGATGTGGGGTCAAGGCGGTTTCGGTCAAATCGGCAACGGTGCAACATCTAGATCATCTCCTGTTCAAACTATATCTGGTGGTACTAACTGGAAACAAATATCTTTAAGCTTAAGTGATGATTATACTTCTGCTATCAAAACAGATGGTACTTTATGGCTATGGGGTGTAAATTCAAATGGTCAACTTGGAGATAATTATATTCAAAATCCAACTGCGAATTCACCAATTCAAACTGTGTCAGGCGGTAGCAACTGGAAACAAGTTAGCATAAATGGAGCATCTGCTGCTATCAAGACAGATGGTACTCTTTGGTTGTGGGGTAACGGTAATAACGGTAGATTAGGCAACAATGAAGTAATTGCCAGATCATCGCCAGTTCAGACTGTATCAGGTGGGACCAACTGGAAACAAGTATCTATGGGACAAGCACACGCGGCAGCAATCAAGACCGATGGTACTTTGTGGGTTTGGGGATGTAATGCTAGCGGTGAATTAGGTAACAATGAAGTAATTGCACGTTCATCTCCAGTACAGACCGTATCAGGTGGAACCAATTGGAAACAAGTATCGATGGGACAAGGATACGCGGCGGCAATCAAGACCGATGGTACTCTTTGGTTGTGGGGTAACGGTACTAACGGCAAATTAGGTGGTGATGTTGTTGTAAACATATCATCTCCTGTTCAAACTATATCAGGCGGTACTAACTGGAAACAGGTAAGTGCAGGTGGTGGAGTTACAAGTTCTATTAGAGAAGAAGGAGACTGGTAATGGGTTGTCAGTCAGGTTACAAATTTCCATATGATAGCAGAACAGCAGACTTTGATGATGTGTTCGTTCGCAAAGAATACTTCTCTGAAGGCGGACTATGGTTATGGGGTGATGGTGTTGATGGATCTTTAGGTAAAAACTCTTTAATAGATTTTTCATCACCGGTTCAGACAGTATCAGGTGGCACAAATTGGAAACAAGCAGTTTCAAACGATACTGATGGCACCATTCACACCGCGGCAATCAAGACTGATGGAACATTATGGGTTTGGGGCAACGGTGGTAACGGTAGGTTAGGAACAAATGATATCATTTCTCGTTCATCACCGGTCCAGACAGTATCAGGTGGCACCAACTGGAAACAGGTAAGTGTTGGTCTTGGTTTTTCAGCAGCTATCAAGACAGATGGTACATTATGGTTGTGGGGTATTGGTGCAAATGGTCAAATTGGACTAAGTACGACCATAAACTATTCATCACCAGTTCAGACAGTATCAGGTGGTAGTAATTGGAAACAAGTAAGTTTAGGATGTGTTAACTCAGCAGCAATCAAGACTGATGGTACTTTATGGCTATGGGGTGGCGGATCTAATGGTAAATTAGGTACTAATACTGTAACTGATCAATCATCTCCTGTCCAAACTGTATCTGGTGGCACTAACTGGAAACAAGTTAGTATTTCAACTTTTCACTCAGCAGCTATCAAGACAGATGGTACATTATGGTTGTGGGGTTCAGGGCCGGGCGGCAGATTAGGCGACAACACTGAAACAACAAAATCTTCGCCGGTGCAGACAATATCTGGCGGTAATAACTGGAAGCAAGTATCTGTAAGTGAAGGAAGTTCAGCAGCTATTAAAACAGACGGTACTCTTTGGTTATGGGGTAATGGTGATGACGGTATATTAGGTAATAATTCAGTAGCAGATGTATCTTCTCCTGTTCAAACTGTATCAGGCGGTAATAACTGGAAACAAGTTATTACAGGCGGAGATCAGGCCGGCGGACAAACCGCCGCGATCAAGACAGATGGTACACTATGGATGTGGGGTATTGGTGATAACGGTAGGTTAGGAACAAATGATTTAATAAGTAGATCATCACCTGTTCAAACTGTGTCGGGCGGCACTAATTGGAAAGAAGTAAGTTTAGGTCGTGATATCACACTCGCAATAAGAGAAGACTGCTGGTAATCTCTACTATATAAGTTCATGAGTGAATTTAGACCTTGTGATGAATGTACAGCATGTTGCGATGGGTGGCTTATTGGCAAAGTCAATGGTCATCCATTCGGCCATGGTAAACCCTGCCAATTTCTCATCAACAAAATCTGCACTATATACAAAGACAGACCAAGCATGTGTCGCAACTATCAATGTGCTTGGACACAGCATCTTTTTCCTGAGTGGATGAAACCTAACAAGTGTGGTATTCTCATCTCTGTAGAAACAAAAGAAGACCATCAGTTTCTCAGGGTGATTGAAATGAAGCCAGTGATAGACTATGCTGTGTATGTTGAGATTGAAAAGTTCTGTTCTGAAAACAATACTTACTATGTGAAGGTGCCATATGAAGATAGACACGCTTGATTATAAGATGCATTTTGATGATGTAGAAGCATACATCATTACCCTCAAAGGTCATCCTAAGTCAGAAGAACTTTCACTTCGCTGCCAAGATTCCTGCATCAAAGCTGAACAACCATTTCATGTTTGGGATGCATTTGACGGTACTTCAGGTGAGATACACTATCCCGATCACGCCAAAGATCAAGATCATTATCGTTTCCTCAAGCAGATGAATGATCGTCTTACCATCACAGAAGTCGCAACAATTCTCTCTCACTATTCCCTTTGGTCACATTGCGTCAAGATCGATATACCTATTGTCATACTTGAGCATGATGCTATAATGGTCAATAAGTATATCTGGCATGACGGATGGAATCAGATCAACTATCTCGGCAATTATAGTCAATTGAAGACTGGCTGGCCTAGTTTTCCTCCACATTCAGCAGCAACGAAGAACTACAAGTTTATTTGTCGCGCTCATGCGTATGCTGTAGATCCTGCTGTAGCAAGACAGTTAGTCTCACATGTTATCAAGTTTGGTCTTGCAGCACCGGCTGATATGCTCATTCGTGCTGATCTATTCTCATTGGTACAGACTGGCTTCTATGCATTTGATGCACCAGATGAGACTACGATTACAGGCCGTAAAGATGATTGGCACGAATATGCTAGAGAAATATTTTCAACATTCGCTTAAGGATACATTATGTATAAATTTGATCACGACTGGTTCAGTTCAAACATTCCTAATCTGACAAGGCTCTTTGCTGGGTTCAAAGGCGATAGTCCGCCTGAGATATTAGAGATAGGTGCATTTGAAGGTAGGTCCGCCGTATGGTTTCTAGACAATGTGCCCGATTGCAAGGTCACAACTATTGATACCTGGAAAGGTGGTAAAGATCATGACCCAGAGAATCCAGAAATCAATTGGAAAACTGTAGAAGAGAATTTCAAGCATAACATCAAAGAATTTAGTAACAGGGTTAAGTATTATCCATTTGATTCCTATACAGCATTGTCTTTGCTTAATGCTACACACAAGAAGATATTTGATTTTGTATATGTTGATGGTTCACACACAGCAGCCGATGTAAACCTTGACCTCATACTCTCGTTCAGACTACTCAAAACCGGCGGCCTAATTTACTGTGATGACTATCTCTGGGGTTTTAACGAGTTTCCTATCTATGATTGCCCAAAGCTTGGTATAGATAGCTTCGTAAACGTCTATGCAGATAAGTTAACTCCACTTCAAGGTTTTACAAACAACGCTGCAATCTATATGAAGGTGAAAGAATGAAAGTTAATCTAGGTAGTGGTATCAAGAGATTTGCTGGCTTCGTAAATCTTGATAGTGATCCAAAGTGTAATCCGGATTACATCTGTGATATGAATAAAGAACCTTTGCCTTTTGAAGATAACTCAGTTGAGTATATGCTTGCTCATCATGTCTTTGAACATATCGGTGATGGGTTCTTCAATCTGCTTAAAGAAATCTATCGTGTTTGCCAGCACGAAGCAGTTATTGATGTGCATGTGCCGCATCCCAGACACGACTACTTTCTTGGTGATCTGTCGCATGTGAGAGCAATCACGATAGAAAATATGAGGCCTTTATCTAAGAAGTTCTGTGATACTCAGAGTTATATCAATTCTTCGTGGAGCGGTTTTGCAAATGTGCTTGATGTTGATTTTGAAATCTTTGAATACAACTATCTATTAGAACCAAGTTTCAAAGATATGATTGCGGACAAGTCTGAAGAAGAAGTAAATTTTATGGCTCGCATATACAATAATACAATACAAGAAATCCACTTTAAGATGATGGTAATAAAGAATGCTTGAGCAGTTAGTCTTATCTCTTGATCAGATGGGTGAAAAGTTGGCTGCCGTAACTGTGCTTGACGCGCTGGCTCGGAATTCAACCATGTTTCAGCAGTATGATGATGTAGCTAAATGCTACTTCAAGATCAAAGAGTATGAAAAAGCGTTGAAGTATGCTGAGTTGGCTCTTACATCCGCACCAACACAGGGATTGTACCCTGCCAAATACAATGTGATCAACGTAGCCAATCATGCAAACTATCCTGAACGAGCCATGACATTGATCAAGCAGCTTGAGATAATCAATCCAAATGATCTAGATGTAAAGCTTGAGAAAGCGTTCTCATTTTTTCTACTGAACCAGAAAGATAAAGCTGAAGCTATTCTGAGAACAGAACTAGATAACCCAAAACATGACGAGATGACTAAGACTAAGATACGCTTCAATCTTGGAACATATGAGCTATTGAGAGACGAGTTTCAGTCTGGTCTTCGTAAGTTTCTTTTTGAAGGTCGTAAGCTAGAATATTGGAAAAAACCTTCTCTACCTTTCAAGTTCTGGGAAGGTCAGATAGATGAAGGTAAAACCATAGTTATTCGTGCAGAAGCAGGCATAGGTGATGAGTTCATCAATGTTCGCTTCATGAAGCATCTCCGAGGGCGCGGAATGAACCCTATCTGGTTCTCTGAACGCAAAGACATAGCTTCTATTTTCAATCGCAATGGCTTCAAGACTGTCAGTGATGTTCGTGATATCAAAGATAAAGACGCATACTGGACACACTCAATGGATCTACCGGTCTATCTAAATCTTGAATACAAAGATTTGTGGGCAGGTTCATATCTCAAGGCTAAAGAAGACCTTGTTAAACACTATGATGCATATATGCCTAAAGATAAGCTGAGAATAGGACTGCGCTGGCAAGGCAATCCTGGTTATGATCAAGACCTACATCGTTCAATACCACTTGATGACATGTACGGTTCTCTCATGTATCTTGATGCTAATTTCTTTAGCATTCAACGTGATACAGGTTTAGAAGAACTTTGTGATTACAATATTGAAGACTACAGTAAATATTTGACTGATTTTGATCAGACGCTTGCCATCATAGAAAACCTAGATGTGCTTATAACTAGCTGCACCTCTGTTGCACACGCTTCTGCGGCAATGGGTAAGAGGACAATAATCATCACTCCTATCTCAGCATACTATACATGGTGTCATAGCATGAAGCAATCACCTTGGTATGGTGATCACGTTACAATATTGAGACAACAGAAACCCCGAGTATGGGATGAACCTTTAGCAGAACTCAAGGAGATAATGAATGCAGAGTTTGGTAATCGATAATTTCTTACCGTATCCAAATGTTGTAAGAGAGTGGGCACTAACAAAGACGTTTTATAACAGCACACAGTTCTCTCAGAGAATAGGTTCTAGCACAACATGGCCTGGCAAAAGAACGGATCATGTTGTAGACCTTGACGCTGCATATGCCGATGACATTTTAACCAAAGTCAGTAATATAGCACGAAAGACTTTCTTTGATGCACCTTTATCAGTTAGAAGCTACTTTCAACTATGTTCTCAATCAGACGGCGATTCTTGGATTCATCAAGATAATGATGTAGATATCGCAGCACTACTTTATCTCAGTCCTGATGCACCGATCAGTTCTGGCACAACACTATATAAATGTCTAGATCAGGCTGCATGGCAAAATCTGGCAATTGGTGAGATGATGAAGATCAATCGTCAAGAACGTGAAGACTTATATGAAAAGTTATTCGTGCCAGTTGATGTAATAGGCAATCTATATAACAGAATGGTCATGTATCGCGGTGATATCTTTCACAAGTCAAACGACTACTTTGGTAGCTCAAAGTTTGACAGCAGACTGACACAGGTATTCTTTTTGAAATTTGAGAGATAATATTATGCACACAACATTTATGATCGACGGCGGCGCCGGCCGTCTTGTTACTGCTATTCCTGCACTTGAGAAGTTTGCTATCAATAATCCAAATGATGACTTTCGTGTGCTGACAGCGGCATGGGAAGAAATCTATTGGAATCATCCTCTGCTACAGAATAGAACTTTCAATGTCAATCAAAAAGGTATTTTTGATCTGCATATCAAAGCACGCCGCATGGTTGTACCAGAACCATATCATATGCACGGATACTATAATCAAAAACTGCATCTAATCGAAGCATTTGATGAAGCTATCAATAATACGACAGATCATTCTGATCTAGACAAAGCTAATCTTTATGTGTCGAAGAAAGAAACGACACAGGCACAATTTATTCTTAATGAGATCAAGAAGCAAAAGAAGAAGAATAGAGTAATCGTCTTTCAACCTTACGGTTCTGATATGAAGATTGAGAACAATGTGCCAATTGATACGACCAACCGTAGTCTTGATGTAGATTTTGCTCTCAAGATGATCCATGAAATGTCTAAAGACAACTTGGTCATCTTCTTTGGACCTAAAGAGCTTTATCATCCGGGTGATAACTACTCAGTCAACTTCTTTAATAACAATGCCGATATTCGTCTCTATATGACAATGATCAGTCTATGCGATTATTTTGTTGGAGTGGATTCTCTAGGTCAGCATATTGCCAGAGCTATGAATAAACCAGGTATGGTGATTATGGGGTCTACCTTTGAAGAGAACGTATCATACAAAGATCACTTCACAATCTACAGAAACAATTTTACACCGGTCTATGTGCCTATTCGAATTGCAAATCAAGATATTACGTTTGCAGAAAATCTAAATGATGGTACAATGCACTTTGATGATGAAGACCTGAAGAACATGTTGGAAAAGATCAATGAAAAGAAACTTCAAAGTAAATAAGAGCGTACTCAATTTTATCCACGCGCGAGACTATTTTCCTCCTCAAGATGCGGAGAACTATCGCTATGCGGTGAGAAATCTAAAGTTTGAACCGATGAATTATGGTAAAGAGATAAAGCAGTTCAATCTTATTTTACCTGAAACAGATATGTTGCTTGGCGCCATGCTTGGTGAAAACTTTGCGAAGGTTGACGAAGATAGGTCAGGCACGTTCAGATATCCTTTCGATAATGTTATTCATTTTGAAGAGTTTGATACTATTCACGAATGGAGACTTGCTGTTGCACTTGAAGACACTATCTTCAGAACATACACACACACGACAGGTATCAAGTCAGCACTTGACTGTAAGAATGAAGAATGGAAGACGTTCGATTATCTAAACCCAGAGCAGTGGAACATTGAGACACAGATCAATCTCAGAGAGAATGATGCGGTATTCTACAGACCATGGGTATTTCACTCATTCGAAGAAAAGCTTATTCACTGCTATACTATCATGGTTGAAGAATGATACCTAAAATTATTCATGCTTCATGGAAGTCAAAAGATATACTCAATGACAACACAGAGCTTATCAATAGAGGCTTAAAGTCTCTTGTTGAATTGAATCCTGACTGGGAACTACAGCTATCAGACAATGAAGATGTTGAACGATATCTATATGAAAATTTAGATGTATTTGATTTTGCTCTGCTGAAACCAAGACATATTGTTGAGAAACTAGATGTATGGAGACTGATCAAACTTTACAAAGAAGGTGGTCTCTATACCGATATTGACAGGTTCTATAATCTACCCTTATCTGACATTTTGTTACCCGGTATCAAGCTTGTATTGCCTACATGTCTTGATTATGATTTCACCCATGACTTCATGTTGAGCGAACCAGGTAATCCAATTTATGCAACCGCACTTAAACTGAACTTAGAACGCCGTAAAGAAGGTCATGATAATATCTATTATCTTGGCGCACAAACATATATGCACGCCGTCACAAAATGTTTGGTCAATGAGATGATTAACACCAATCCAGGTGAAAAGATCATTAATGCGCTGCGAGAAGTAATGTTGCAGAGCAAATTTATTGTGAGCCGCAAAGAAGAACCGCCGGTCCGTAACATACTATTCATTTGCGATAAGACACCACTAGCAGAACATGAAAGAATGAAAAGAGAATTCTATGCTAAACACAATATGAAGCATTGGTCTGGACAATGGTAGAGATAAAGCTTCCAAGAATTCTGCAACCATTCTACTGTCATGACCTAGTGAGACTAGGTAAAGACAATGACGGTGGATATTTGGTTAATCTAGAAGATGTAAAGAAGTCAAACGCTCTCATCAGCTTCGGTATTGGCACTGATATATCTTTTGAGAAAGACTTTCAGACGCACAACAACTGTGATGTTAGAGCTTTTGATGGCACTATAGATCAATTCGACACCACATTCTTCAAAGGCAATAAGGTCTTTATGAAGAAGAACATATCACTAGAAGATAGTGAAGAGACCGCATCTCTACCAACCATACTGAACAACATTGTAGGCAAAGCATTTCTCAAGTGTGATATCGACGGCTTTGAGTATCAGATATTTGATCAACTCATAGATAATAGTCACAGATTTTCAGGCATTGTAATAGAAATTCATGATATAGCTGTGTTAGCAAACTTTGACTTGCTAGCCGATTTCATTGCAAAGCTGGATTTACAACTAATACATTTGCATATGAACAACTATTCTTACTATGATCATAACGGTGTGATAACTCCAAACGTGATAGAACTAACATTCACTTCATCGTTCAATACAGTATTGAAAAGAGATTTGACTTTACCACATCGTCTAGACATGCCTTGCAATCCAGACGGATTAGATTTCTCAATGACCTTTTAACCACTCGGCCACAGTCATCATATTCTCTGAGAACGGTTTGGCCGCTTCAGTATAATATTGATAGCTTGGTTTCATATGTTCTGGCATATCAACAAACTTAATAGGCACATTGTACTTGTCAGACACCAACTGAGCAACCTTCAGAAAGCTGATTGGTTTTGCTGTGCCTACTTCATTTAAGTTCCAAGAATAGTCTTCACCCGCCCATAGCAGAGCTTTCAATACATCGCGAATAGATACAAAGTCGCGGATCATATTTTCTGAATCCTTGAAGACAGTAATCACACCTTCATTTTTTGCCTGTTGCTGAAACTTCCATACAGGGCTGGTTGTCATATCAGTCTTCTTCTCGTTGTCACCATAGACATTGAATAGTCTCAATATACAGAAATGTTCAAAATCTTTTCTGTTATTTTGCATCCACATTTCAGTCACCAGCTTCGTAGTCGCATAGTAGTTCAGCGGGTTTATCTTGCGTTCATTATCTTTCATCGTATTTCCGTAGATAGAAGCTGACGATGTAAAGACCACAGGCACTTTGTATCTGATGGCCTGTTCAAATAGTCTTATGCTGAAGGTAACATTGTGATCTAACAATGCTTGCAAGTTTTTTTCTAGGGTATTAGAGATGGCACCAAGATGATAGATCAGTTTTAGCTTTGAGAAGTCAACTGTTTCAAAGACTTCATTCAGCTTGTGATGTTTTGTATCAAACTCAAGCACGTTTTTCTTGCGATAGATCAAGTTACCGACAAGATTGCGGCCAATAAAACCATCGGAACCTGTTACAAGTATTGTCATATTACCTCTTCATCTTTTGTAGCGTTTTGGTGGTAGACTGGCCTTCTACAGAAGGTATGATAACAACTCTAGCCAGATCATTGCCAACCACATTCTCAACTGTGTAATCACCACCCTTGGTAATGATATCTGGTTTAATCTTCTTAATCAGTTCAATGGGGGTATCTTCATCAAAGATGATGACCTCATCTACATATGTTATTGCTTCTAGTGCAGTCTTGCGGTTTTCTTGTGAAAAGAAGGGACGATCATCACCTTTCAATCTACGAACGGATGCATCTGAGTTGAGACCTATGATTAACTTGTCACCAAGGGCCTTTGACTTCTCTAGTAATTCAAAATGTCCTCTGTGTAGAACGTCGAAACACCCATTCGTGAATACTATAGTAGGTCTCTTTTCTTTCTCAAACGAACTAATGTCTTCTTTTTTCAGTATATATGTACCCATATGACTGACCGAGAGTCCTGCCAGATTATTAGCAAACCGCGCTGCTTCAAGTATTGTGTTATCAAGAGCATAGTGAGCCAGTGCTGCCATGAATACATCACCAGCACCTGTGACATCAATCACAGTGCGTTTTTCACCTTGAATTCTATTTCCTTTAGATAACAGATGATCATAAACATAACAACCTCCGGCACCCAGAGTAATGATGATGTAGCAGAAGTCATATTTCTTACAGAGATTTCTACATTGATCAGCTACATATCTTTGATCGTAGCTCTGGCCGACTTCTTTCTCAAACTCGGCTTTGTTTGGTTTGATGAGAAACGCACCTGCATATTCTGCAAATGGTTTCTTAGGATCAACCATTGCGTCTATACCGTCAGCATGAAGTTGCTTTATAATCTCTTTAGGTTCATGCACCACACCCTTGTTGTAGTCAGAAATAACTGCAAACTTTGTATCTTGCGGTTTAAGATACATTGACAAGTCAAAACTGTAAGGAATGTATTGTTCACTGTCCAATCTGCAAATCAAATGATTATCGGCGATGATCCTAGTCTTGACCGTGTTCTGTCGAGGATTGCGTATGTAGAGTGGGACATGTCCAAAAGCTTTCAAGTTGGCCACAACATTTCCTGCGCCGCCATCGCGAACATTCTCTGTAACTTTATTGATTACAGGCACCGGTGCCTCTGGAGACAGCCGTGTTGCTGTTCCTATGATGTATTTGTCAATAATGTGATCACCGATGACTATCATGATGTAACTCCTAATTCCTTATAAATATGTATATTACCACGAATACGAAGGAAGATAAAGAGTTATGGCTATTCCTAGAACAAGAGAAGAGCATAAAGATTGGTGCTTGAGACAGTTGGGACACCCAGTCATCAACATTAACGTAGACGATGATCAGGTTGATGATTGCGTAGATTCCGCTTTGCAATACTTCCAAGACTTTCACTTTGATGGTGTAGAACGTTGGTATCTTAAGCACCAGATCACTCAAGAAAATATTAATAACGGTTACATTCCGATAACCGAGAATATCATTGGTGTGACGCGCATATTCCCCGTCTCTTCTTCAAATGCTAACGTCAATATGTTCGATCTTCGCTATCAGCTTAGACTACACGAACTCTACGACTTTACTTCCGTATCTTACGTGAACTATGCTCTCACCATGCAGCATATCAGAACTCTTGACATGTTGTTCTCAGGTGAACAACCAATTCGCTTCAACAGACACACCGACAAGCTTTATCTTGATTGGAACTGGGGCATGGCTACAGTTGGCGAATATCTAATTATTGAAGGCTTTATCATTGTTGATCCAAATACCTATGAGGATATCTGGAACGACAGAATGCTGAAAAGACTGACAACCGCTCATATCAAGAGAATATGGGGTAACAACATGAAAAAGTTTGGTGGTATGCAGTTGCCCGGCGGTATTACAATGAATGGACAGCAAGTGTACGACGAAGCAACAGCAGAGATTAAAGAGGTAGAAGACCTTATAAGAAATACCTACGAAGAACCACCAAATTTCATAATGGGATAAGATATGGCCACCTCAGTCTACTTTAATAACTTTTCACCATCGGTTATCAATGAGCAACATCTACTAGAAGACTTGATTGTTGAGTCTATACAGATCATGGGCCATGATGTGAAGTATCTACCTAGAGAAGTTTATGATGCCGCTGACGATGTTCTTGGTGAAAGCGTAAACTCAAAATTTAGCAGAGCATATACAGTTGAAATGTATCTCGCAAACGTTGAAGGTTACGAAGGTGACGGCGACTTCTTCTCCAAGTTCGGTCTTGAAATACGAGACACTTCAAACTTTGTAGTCTCTCGCAGAGCATTCGACAAGTATATACCATCAACAATAGCTATCAGACCTCGCGAAGGCGATTTGATTTATGTTCCTCTACTAAACAAGATATTTGAAATCAAGTTCGTAGAAGAAGAGTTAATGTTCTTCTCACTCGGCAAGAGAAAACCATATATGTACGAATTGCGTTGCGAGTCCTTCCGTTACAGCAACGAAGACTTTGAGACAGGTGTGGCAGAAGTTGATGATATTGAACATGCTGTTTCATATTCTGTTGAGATGGTCTTAGGCACTGGTTCAGGTGATTTCTGGCAAGATGAGATTGTATATCAGGGTGCAAATCTTGCATATGCAACAGCAACAGCAGAAGTCAAGAATTGGAGTGCAGGTCCAAAGCTTCTACAAATCATCAATGTTGCAGGCAACCTAAGAGGTTCTGCAAACATCATTGGTGTAAGCTCAAATACAAGATATAACGTCATATCGTTCGATGATATGTCCGATCTCATTGACTATGATGACTCCGACAACAGAGTTATTCAGAACGAGGCTAACACATTCATCGATCTATCTGAAATCAATCCGTTTGGAATGCCATAATGCTATCAAATGCTTACTTTTATCATCAGCTAACACGCAAGTATGTCATATTGTTTGGAAACATCTTCAACAATATCACAATCAAGCGCATCAACAAAAACAATGACGTTGAGATTGAACGCTTCAAGGTGCCGATTGTCTATGCACCAAAAGAGAAGTACTACTCAAGACTAAGGGCTGATCCTGATCTAGAAAGACCAGTGCAGGTTGTCTTGCCGAGAATGTCATTTGAGTTAACCGGTTTCTCATATGATGCTTCTCGAAAACAAAATTCATTACTCAAGAATCCTCTAGCCAACACAGCTTCTCGCGGATCATCTCAATACATGGGTGTGCCTTATGATCTGACGTTTGATTTACAGATATATGCACGTAATGTGGACGATGGCACTCATATCGTTGAACAGATACTTCCTTATTTCAATCCAGACTATACGATCACGATTGACTCCGTGCCAAAGATGGGATTCCTTAAAGACATTCCTATCGTACTGAATTCTGTATCTAACGTAATTGAACATGAAGGCAACTTCGACGCGGTGCGTTATGTTTCTTGGACTTTATCATTTACAATGAAGGCTTATTACTACGGCCCCGTATCAGACTCCAAGCTTATTCGTCGCGTCTTTGCAAATATCTTTAATGATCCGTCTATTCAAGCAGGCAACATCATCAAGATCAATACATCAGAACCTGCCGCAAATGGTACGTTTAGACCAGATGATGTGGTCTATCAAGGTACAACTTATCAGACTGCCACAGCATATGGTTATGTTCTAGCATGGCATCCAGAAACAAATAGACTTGTTTTAGGTGGTGCTCAAGGGCAGTTCAAAGTAAACAATACTATTCGTGCGGTATCAACTAACGGTGTATGTAACATTGCCAGCTTCAATGCTGACCCAATTAAACTTGCACAGATACAAATTGATCCTAATCCAATCAATGCAAATCCAGATGATGACTATGGTTATACTACAATAATTACAGAATGGCCTCAAACAGAATGACAGAAAAATCAAATGACATAATTGCCTCGGCCCTTGGTATTGAAAACAAGGTAGAAGTAATAGAACCTAGACGCACCGAGATCATCAATACACCACATGAGCATGATGATGCAGATGCCGACTACAATCTCTCTAGAAGAACTTTTAGATCATTGATTGAGAAAGGTAATGCTGCAATGGAGAACTTGACTGATTTGGCCAAAGAATCGGAATCTCCAAGAGCATATGAAGTATTGGCGACAACCATGAAGACTATCGCAGATATTACCAAAGACCTTTATGATCTACAAAAGAAGAATAAAGACTTAAAAGGTGTGAAGAAAGAAGAAGCACCAGCAAATCTTACAGTAGAAAAAGCAGTATTTGTTGGAACTACTGCCGATTTACTTAAACAGATGAAAGAAAAGAAGAATGAAAACGCTTAAGCAGTTTTTGATGGAGTCAGTGAGTGCTTCACTTTCTCAATGGAAAAACAAAGAGCCTGCAAAATATGCAGAGCATCTTCAAAAGTTTTTTGGTCGACCAGATGAACTGACACCAAACAGAGCGGTTTGGTATGATGTTGACGGCTTCAAGAGAATTGAAGTTCTAGACGAATACATCTTACATGCTTCACCGGCTCCTCACTATGACTATGTTTATTCTTATGTTGACCTAAAAGTTCCTCATGAGCTATCAAACATACTTGCAGATAGTAGTGAAAGCATTCTACTTGATCATCTAAAAGGTGAAGTTGGAGCCAGATGTGCAAGTCTCAGTGCAAATGCTGTCACAATTCAGTATGTGCTAGATGTTGTTGAAGGCAATGTCAAACCAAGCAAAGAAGAATATGAGAAGCGCATCAAGTCAATGAAAGCTATGTTCAAGCGTGGTGAAAGATATGAACTAGATTGGTGGCCAGATATGACTGGTGATACCGATCCAAAAAATCCATACTACAAGTGAGCTAAAAATGAAAACAGTCAAACAGTTTTTGAATGAAGCATACGGTAAAGGTTATGTTTCACCTACCGCCAAGATCGAAAAGGCTCTTGGTAGAAAGTTGATCGATTCAGATGAATTCCGTAAAAAGATGAAAGAACTAAGTGATAGATATGAAGAGATCAAGAAGAAGGATCAGAAGTGAGTTTTAGAGACGGTTATAATGGAAATCCAAATCTCCCAAGAGAAGATTTCAAACATGCATTTACACAGAATGAACGTGATGAGTTTGCAAAGTGTATGGAAGATCCAGTTTACTTCGCCACAACATACATGCGTATCATCAACGTTGATCACGGCCTCATGCCTTTCCGCATGTGGGACTTCCAGCAAGATATGCTCAGAACTTTTCATGAAAACCGCTTCTCTATTTGTAAGCTGCCTAGACAGGTTGGTAAGACAACAACATCTGTAGCTTTCTTACTACACTACATTTTGTTCAATGAAAACGTCAAAGTGGCCATTCTCGCTAACAAGTCTGCTACTGCCCGCGAAATCATGGGTCGTCTTCAGCTTGCTTTTGAGTATCTACCAAGATTTTTACAGCAAGGTGTTGTTCTGTGGAACAAAGGTTCAATCAAACTTGCTAATGGATCGATAGCAGTTGCTGACTCCACATCTGGTAGCTCTGTTCGTGGTCAATCTTTCAATGTTATCTTCTTAGACGAGTTTGCATTCGTACCAAACAACATCGCCGAAGCATTCTTCATGTCTACGTACCCTACAATCTCTTCTGGTAACACAACGAAAGTCATCATCGTTTCTACACCGAACGGACTAAATTTATTCTATCGTATGTGGACTGAAGCAATTGAAAAGCGCAGTGACTATATTCCAATTGAAATTCACTGGAGCATGGTGCCGGGTAGAGACGAAGAGTGGAAAGCACTTACGATCCGTAACACTTCACCTGACCAGTTCAGACAAGAGTTTGAATGTGAATTTATCGGTTCTACAAATACACTCATTCATCCTTCTAAGCTTAGGGCGCTGGCCTTCAGACATCCAATCCGTAAAGAAGGCTTCTTAGATATCTACGAAGAGCCAATAAAAGATCATACATATACCATGACCGTAGACGTTGCAGAAGGTCTTAACTTAGACTATTCAACGTTTTCTATCATCGATGTGACTGAGATACCTTATCGTCAGGTAGCAAAATACCGAAACAACAAGATATCTCCAATGTTGTTTCCTTCTATCATTGCAAATCACGCAAGGTACTACAATGAAGCTTTTGTTCTGGTAGAGATCAATACGATTGGTCTACAAGTGTCAGAAATTCTGCACCACGAAATCGCATATGAGAACTTGATCAAGATTGAAATGAAAGGCAAACAAGGTCAACAGCAAACTCCAGGTTTCAAAAAGAGAATTGCCTACGGTATAAGAACATCTCAACAGACTAAAAATATTGGTTGTGCAAACTTAAAGACGTTGGTAGAGAGCGACAAGCTAATTATATGTGATGGTGAAACAATATTAGAGCTAACAACTTTCTCAGCCGACAAAAAAACATACAAGGCCGAAGAAGGTAATAACGACGATCTGGCCATGACATTAGTTCATTTTGGCTGGTTGACCGCTCAAAGATACTTCAAAGAGAACATCAAGAACGATATCAGACGGACCCTGCAAGAAGAGCAGTTGCAGCTAATGGATTCTGACTTGATGCCTCTTCCGATCATCGATGACGGTCTAGATAAGTACACACCTAGCATGGAAGTTGATGATAGGGGTACAGTATGGTTTGAAGATATCGACAAGAGGTATCCATGGAACGACTTGAATTGGAATGCAAAGCTATAAATCTCTATTTTTCTAAATAATAACAAGAATAATAATCCACTTTCAAAGGAGAAATAATATGGCATTTCAACTGTCACCAGGTGTAAATGTAACTGAATATGACCTTACTACCATTGTGCCTTCAGTAGGCACAACACAAGGTGCTATTGCAGCGCAGTTTGCATGGGGTCCTTCAAATACAATCGTAACAATTTCCGACGAAAACGAGCTAGTAGACACTTTCGGTAAGCCATCAGGTTCAGCTAACTCTGTCGCTTCATGGTTCACAGCAGCCAACTTCTTGGCTTATGGCCGTGATCTTAAAGTTGTTCGTGCTTCAAACACCGCATCTGATAAAAACGCAACATCAGGAAATCTTGCTGTTCTCATCGCTAACCAAGAAGACTATAACAACAATTGGAACTATCCATTCGTAGCAAACCTTGCAAACAATGGTGTGGTCGCCGCTCGTTATGCTGGTGATCTAGGAAATGGTCTGAGAATTGAAGTTTTTGCTAACGGCGCAAACTCAAATGCATGGTCTGCATGGGCAAGCACCACAATCAACTATGCAAATCTTTTTGATTCAAAACCTGCAAATTCAGTCTATGCAAGCACTAGAGGTGGTTCATATGATGAAATGCACATTCTTGTCATCGATGAGAAGGGTGTATTTGCTGCTCCAAACACAGTTCTTGAAAAGTACTCATACGTTTCTAAGGGACTTGACGCTAAGAATGATGACGGTTCATCTAACTATTATGTGAACGTAATCAATGACAAGTCAAAGTACATCTACATAATCAATCATCCATCAGGCGCAACAAACTGGGGCAATACAGTTGGTAACACAGCATTTAGTTCAAGTGATTCCTATTCATACGTTCTGAAGAACGGTGTTACAGCTAACGTAACAGATGCTGAACTTATTACAGCATACGACCGCTTCAAGAATGGTGAAGAAGTTGATATCTCTCTGATCATGGCTGGTGCATCTTCTGCAAACGTTCATTTGCACATCATCAATAACCTTGCTGAAACACGTAAAGACTGTGTGGCATTCTTGTCTCCAATGTCTGCTAACGTAATCAACAAGTATGGTAACGAAGCAACAAATGCTGTCGCTTACAGAAATATTCTACCTTCATCTTCTTATGCTGTTCTTGACTCTGGCTGGAAGTATCAGTTCGACAAGTACTCAAACGTATATCGTTGGGTTCCTCTGAACGGTGATATTGCTGGTCTGTGCGTAAGAACTGACTATGAGCGTGATCCTTGGTATTCACCAGCCGGTTTCAACCGTGGTCAAATCAAGAATGTTATCAAGCTTGCATGGAATCCAAACAAGACCGATCGTGATACTCTATACAAGAATGGTGTTAACCCAGTTGTTTCTTTCCCAGGTGAAGGTACAATCTTGTATGGCGATAAGACCCTTCTTTCAAGACCTTCAGCATTCGACCGTATCAACGTTCGTCGCTTGTTCATCGTTCTTGAAAAGGCAATCTCACGCGCAGCCAAGTACAGCCTGTTCGAATTCAACGATGAATTCACACGCTCACAGTTTGTAGGTCTCGTTGAGCCTTACCTGCGTGATGTACAAGGTCGCCGCGGTATCTACGCATATCGTGTAGTTTGCGATACTACAAATAACACTCCTGAAGTTATCGACAGAAACGAATTTGTCGGTGATATCTACATTAAGCCAGCTAGAAGCATCAACTTCATTCAGCTTAACTTCGTTGCTGTAAGAACTGGTGTTGCCTTCGAAGAAATCGTTGGTAGATTCTAATTGCTAAAAATGAACATAAATAGACAAAAGGAGTAAATAAATGACTTTTAACGTTCAACGTTTTAGAGCCCAGATGACAGGAGACGGTGCCCGTCCTAACCTGTTCACCTGTGATATCCAAGGCCTAGGCGAACTCTTGGCAATCGGTGGTGCTACAAACATTCAAGAGAAGTTCTCATTCATGTGCCGTGCTGCACAGTTGCCAGGTTCTACTGTAAACCAGATTCCTGTAAACTACTTCGGTCGTGAACTAAAGTTTGCTGGTAACAGAACATTCACCGAGTGGACTGTTACGATCATCAACGATGAAGACTTCTTGATCCGTGATGCCATTGAGATTTGGATGAGCAGATTGAATTCTCACGTAGGTAACCTTCGTGATGCCAACTCTGTTTCACCTGCTACATATCAAAAAGAAGCCACTATCACTCAGTATGGTAAGTCTGATGAAAATGGTGAGAATGGTATTAAGAGATACAAGTTTGTCGGTATGTTTCCAATTGATCTTAGCCCTATTGAAATGGACTGGGGTGCAAACGATACAATCGAAGAGTTTGCAGTAACCTTTGCCTATCAGTGGTGGGAGTCACTTGGAACTACAGATGACGTTAACTCTGCTGCCCAATAATATATCATAACAAAGGCGGGGAGAAATCCCCGCCGCTTTCTCGGAGTGAACTATGGCCGTAAGCTTTTTCGGTTTTGAAATAAGCCGTAAGAAAAATCAGCAAGAAGACGAACGTAATAAATCGTTTGCTATTCCAACAACCGACGATGGTGCCGTAACCATTCAGTCGGGTGCTTACTATGGCACATACGTTGACTTAGATGGTGTTGTTCGTAATGAAATTGAACTCATCACACGATATCGTGAAATGTCAATGCAACCAGAATTGGAAACTGCTATTGATGAAATCGTCAATGAAGCAATTGTCAATGACGATGAAGAACGTGGTGTAGAGATCGTTACAGACGAACTTAAAGAATCCAGTGCAATCAAAAGAAAAATTAGAGATGAGTTTGATTATATTCTGAAGTTGCTTGACTTTGGTAATATGGGTCACGATATCTTCCGTAGATGGTATATCGACGGTAGAATTTTCTATCATATCATCATTGATGATAAGTCTCCTCAAAAAGGTATTCAAGAACTCAGGTATATTGACCCTCGCCGTATTCGCAAAATTCGCGAAGTTCAGAAAACCAAAGATCCAAATAGCGGCATGGAAGTCATTAAGAGCATCAAAGAATACTACCTCTATAATGAAAGAGGTATGATTGGTGCCCACTCGCAACTTGGTACAAAGATCACCATAGATGCGGTTGTAAATGTCAATTCAGGTCTAATGGACTCAAAGAGAGCAATGGTTCTCTCTTATCTTCATAAAGCTATCAAGCCTCTCAACCAGCTTCGTATGGTTGAAGATGCAACAGTTATCTATAGACTATCCCGCGCGCCTGAGCGTAGAGTATTCTATATCGATGTTGGTAACATGCCAACAGTCAAAGCAGAACAATATCTTCGTGATGTGATGGTCAAATATCGTAACAAACTTGTATACGATTCCAGCACAGGTGAAATCAAAGATGATCGCAAGCATCTTTCAATGCTTGAAGATTTCTGGCTACCACGTAGAGAAGGTGGTAAAGGTACAGAAATCACGACACTTCCCGGTGGTATGAACCTTGGTGAGCTAGAAGACGTTAAGTACTTTGAAAAGAAACTATACAAGGCCCTTGGTGTTCCTATTTCTAGATTAGAACAGCAGCAAGGGTTCTCACTAGGCCGTTCTACAGAAATCACCAGAGACGAATTGAAGTTCACCAAGTTTGTCAATCGTCTACGTAATAAGTTCGCCACTCTCTTTGATGATCTACTACGCATTCAGTGCATTCTAAAGAAAATTTGCACCGAAGAAGAGTGGAGAGAATTCAAAGAAGATATCTGGTATGACTTCAAGAAAGACAATAACTTTACAGAATTGAAAGAAGCCGAGCTTCTTCAAAATCGTATTCAGACACTACAGCTTATCGACCCATATGTTGGTCGTTATTACTCTATGGAATGGGTTCGCAGAAACATCCTTCAAATGGACGATGAAGAAATTGAAGAGATGACACAACAGATCGAACAAGAGCAAGCACAGAATATGCCAACAGATGAATTTGGTAATCCTATGCCAAATACTGCTGGTGTTCCTCAAGCTGTGCCTCCTCCTACACCCGCAGAAAGCCTTAAAGCGGCAAGCACAGGTATTGAACCACAACCACAAAGTGGTATGGGCAAAGATCAAATGAATCCGTTGGCACAACCGAGTAAGAAACGCTTTGTGAATGATACGATGGAGCCTGAGAATGCTTAAGTATGAAGACTTTTTGAAGGAATCTTTAGCAGCACAAGTGTTAGATGTTCCAAAGTCGAAGGCTATGTCTCAAGCTGAGAAGATGGGTTTGAATTACGTTGGATTTGGCCGTTTTGCGGACAATCAAGGAAATATTGCATACATACTAGATGGTGAGAATTTAGTACCATATACTAGTCAGCAAGATGCCTATAGCAACTATAACAAGGCCAATCAGAGTGATGGTGAAAAGAGTGCGGAATTAAAGAAACAAGCCAATAGTTTTATTGATGCCTCTTACAAGAGAACTCAAAACGATCAAAAGATCATGGGTGCCGAAGGCCAAGAAATACTTAAGCAAGATGCAATGCTTAAGATGGCCTATAACAACTCAATGTTTGATTCGATGGAGATCAATACGATACTTGACTTCATCTCTACAGATTTCGAAACAGTCAATCGATATCTCTATATGGGTTTCGATCAGACAACAGATCCTGAACTTGCAGGATTCATAACTCAAACTGTAAACGAATTAGATGTGCTTTTCGAAGATAGTCGAGCACCATTCGATTATACAGTCTACACAGTTTTAAGTGCTAGATACAATCCTGCACAGATTGAAGCAGGTGGTGCATATATCTTCAAAGGTTATGTTTCAGCATCTTTAGACTACAACGTTTGTGTAGAAGCAGCTACGACAGAACAACAGCTACAGTCTGTTACATTACTTCAGATCAATATTACTCAAGGTCAGAAGACAATATACACTGAAGCTTTTACAGAATCCGGTGAAATGGAAACACTGTTACCTAGAGGATCAAAGATTGGTATCATATCTGGTCCTCATGAACTACCAAGTGATGTAGTATTAGGTTCAGGATCACAGACACCAATTACATTGTTTTACTGTCAACTAATAGAAGAAGTATAAATATTACAGACTATCGGAGAAGAAAATGAATAACATCAAACAAGCATTATCAAATATCATAACAGGTAATCTTGACGAAATGCGCCAGAATTTCTCAAGTGCCTTGATGGAAAAGGCAGTGCAGAAGCTAGAAGAGAAGAAGATTTCTATTGCTGAATCTTACTTTGCACAACTAGACGAACAACAGCTATCAGCAGTACAGGCTTCACAGGTAAGTCAAGGTATTGGTGCAATGGCAAAGAGACCTTTCGGTCGTCCAGGTTTTAACATGGGTGGTCGTACAGCAGAAACTGGTACAGTATCAGGCAATGTACCTGGTGTAGGTCCTGCTAGAATAACAGCAAGTACTGTTAATGAACCAAAGACAGGATATGGTCAGTCAACTGTATCTTCAACTAGAATTGGTTCTGGTGCTCCTATTGGTACAGCAAAGATCGATAGTCAAGGTGCTAGAATGACCCAAATTGGTGCAAGAAGAGTTGATGAGTCCAAAGATAAGGACAAGGACGACACCAATGAAAGAGAAATGGGGCCTGCAATTCCTATCAAGAAGATTGTAGCTCGTAAAGTGAAGAAGGTCTAATTAGATATGAAGAACCTCAAGCAGATCAGAGAAACATACGATAATATCACTGAGAAATCAGTTAGAGATCAACGCAATTTAGATGCGATGGTTGAAGCTGGTCTGTTTGAAGAGAAAAAACTTCCTGTTCTAAAGAAGATACTTGAAAACTCTGCTGACAAGATGAGCGGTTCAGAAAAGAGGTTCGTCACGAACTTGTTGGAATCGCTCATTACACAGTTTGCTCATGAGCAATTAGACGAAGCAAAAAAGACCAATAACTATCTTTCAAAGTACGATCCAAGAGGACCAAAGAACTGGCCTTCTGATAGTGATCTGCCACCGGTTCTCATATTAAAGCGCAAAGCAATTCGTGTTTATCCTGATAACACAAAAGTGGCTCTGTACTATGCACAAGCAATCGACAGATATGTTTCTGTTCCTTATGGTGGAGGTAATATCATGGCAGTAAATGAAGCAGTAACACCAAGAAGACCACCAGATATTGGTAAAAAGAAAAATATCACTGATAGTGATTTACCTGAGATAAGAAAGCATCTTATAAACAAGACGCTCACATCGAAGAGTCCATTAGCAGATGCAATCATAAACTTAGGTATCTATTCTGGTATAAAGTCAAGACTGAGAAAAGCTGCTAAAGCAAAAGCAAATCAACCTGCTGCACCCACCACACAAGCACCTGCTGCTCCGGCTGCTCCAGCTACAGCGCCGCGAGGCCAACCAGGTTGGCGTCCTCGTATTGTTAAAGAGAGTTTCAAAAATCATTTAGAAATTTTAAGAGAACAAGCTGCTACAGCGACAATGCCGGCGCCTGGTGCAGGTATTGATATAGAAAATGTAAAGAGACTTGCTAAAAAGTATGGACCCAAAGCACTCAAACTTGCAAAACAAGGTTTACCAGTTCTTGCAGGAAATTTACCAAAAATCGGTGTAGGAACTTTAGCTAGAGCTAATCCATGGATTGCTGCCGCTCAAATGGCTTTGAGTCCTACTGCGGCAAATGCTCCTGAAGTTGAATGGTTAAAAACAAAAGAAAAGAAAAAAGAAACAGCACAAGATAGAGTAAAAGCTGACGCTGCCGCCGCGGCATCAGTAAAAGCTGCAAACCA